ACACTTTCTAGTACATCAGATAATTTAAGTCCTGTAATAGATCAAGATAGAATGAGTATAGTAACAACTGGAAACAGAGTTACTGATTTTGATGGAACTTTTGATAAAGAGTTCTTCTTTAATGATGATTCTGATTATGATATTGGTGCAAGTCCAAAGCAAGATTTTAATGGTGCAAACTATATCACTAAGTTGATAACAGTTGCTAATGAGTGTACTTCTCTTAGGATAGATTTTGCTGCATTTAATAACTCAGAAACTGATATTGATGTATATGTTAAATTACTAACAGGTGATGAAACTAATCCTGGCGATCAAAGTTGGGAGGAGTTAACTGCTGTTGATTACTCTGGTAGTAAAAATGAATTTAGTTTTATTGATTATACATACCAAAAAGATCTTTCTGGAAAGCAGTTTACACAATATCAAATTAAACTCAGAATGAGATCTCGTAATGCTGCTGTTGTACCTATTATTAAAGATTTAAGATGCATAGCTCTAGCTTAATACCAGTAGAAGGAAATTCAAATTTAAAAAGAGATCCTAAAACAGGAGCGATAGTAAATACTGATCGTAGCGAATATGAGAAATATATTGCTCAACGTGAGGCAAGACAGTCAGATAAAGAGAGATTAAACAAGTTAGAATCGGAAATTTCCGAAATTAAACAGTTGTTAGTTAAATTGACAACTGGTATAAATACAAAATGATGTAGGAATAAGTAATGCTAGCTGCGGTAACCAATTTAATTGCTTATCAGGGTGCTGATTTTACAAACACTTTCTATGTAACTAATGATAACGGATCAAGTTTTGACTTGACTGGTTTCACTGCTGCAGGAAAGATAAAGAAGCACTATACGAGTAATACCTCAACAGATTTTGGAGTACTAATTGTACCTCCAGTAACTTCTGGTGCTATTACCATATCTTTGGGTAATGCTACAACAGCAGCAATGACTCCTGGTAAATATGTTTATGACGTTGTGGTAACATCAGCTCAGAATGTAAAATCCAGAATACTGGAAGGTGTAATAACTATCGTAGAAGGAGTAACAGTATGAGTAGAGTTAGATTTGGGGATCAGGTATCTCCACAGGTATCTCGAATCGCTATAGGTGGTGCAGCAACCCTACAAAACCTTGCTGACGTTGACACAAGCACTGTTGGGCTTGCAGAAGGTTATGTTTTAGTATATGACTCAGCGAGTCAGAAATTTCAAACAACAAATGTTCTTAATCACGTAACAGTAAACGGGGGTAGCTTCTGATGGCATCAACCATCCTAGTAAAAAGAAGTACTGGCACATCCGTACCTAGTTCTTTAGAATTTGGTGAGTTAGCTCTAACGGTTGGTACTGGTACTCAAGTAAACCGAGGAGATAGAATCTTCATTGGTGATAATAATACTACAGTCCAAGTAATTGGAGGTAAGTATTTCACTGACATGTTAGATCATGTTCACGGAGTTCTTACTCCAGATTCTGGAGTTATTGTTGACAACAACAGTAAAATAGACAGATTTAGAGTAGATGATATTAATATAGACGGTAATGTAGTTGAAACTGATACTACAGACCAAGATATGATCTTCCGTGCCAATGGTACAGGTAAGATTGTAATAGAAGATAGTCAGGAATTTGAATTTGGTACTACTGGAGATATCGAATTTAAGTTTGACGAAGTAGCAAACGTTCTAAGATTAGATAGAGTCGGGGGTAATGTGCCTGAGCTTCGACTTCAAGATGATCTTAAGATTCAGTTTGGTACAGAAGGGGAAGGAAGTATACGTTATGATGAAGTAACTCTAGACAAAGTAAGAGTTGAAGGTGCTGATTGGCAGTATGATAATGGAGTTCAAATTACTGCTGCTGACTTAACTGATGCAACAAACAGAACCAATGCTGCTGTAATGATCTCTGGTGGTTTGGGTGTTGATAAAATTGCATGGATTAAGGAACTTAAAGTTGATGATGATGCTGCTATTGGTACATCAAATACAGACCAGTTAACTGTTGAATCTACGACAACATTTAACGCTGCTGTTACCTTTAACGGAACCAACGTATACAGTGGTACTACTAGTTTAACAGGTCAATTAAACGTTGACAATCTTAGAATGGATGGTAATACCATTTCTACTGTTGCTGGTTCACAAATTATATTAGACCCAGATCCAGTCAATGGAGATGCTGCAGGTGACCTTGTTATTAGAGGAAACCTTCAAGTTGCTGGTACAACTACAACTGTTAACTCTACTGAGATGACAGTAAACGATCCTGTGTTTAACATAGGTGATACCACTTCTGAGAAAGCATTAAAAGCACAGACACTAGTAAACGGTACAACACTTAATATTGATAATCCTTCTGGTATTGCTACTGGTGGATTAGTAACTGGTACTAACGTTGGTAGTGGTGGTAGAACAATTACAGGTATAGATGTAGTATTCCATACTTCTGGTTCTATCAGTGGAGCAAGCAATGGAGATGCTATTTACCATAAGAAAGGTGGTGTATATGAACAGTTAGGTACTTTTGTTTCACAAACAGCATCTACTGTTAGAGTTACATTAAGTGCTGCACTTACTCTTAGAGAGACAGCATTCTATGAGGGAACTGAATTAGCAGATGGTAACACTGGTACTCCTACTACAGTAACAATCAATAAAGATTCTACTGATCAGTCATGTTTTGAACTTACAGTTCTAACATTGAACTCTGGTATCTCTGCACAGATGGAGATAGGTGACTTTGTTACTATTACACAGGGTTCTAATGACGGAATGGATCGTGGTATCCAGTATTCTTATCATAATGGATCTACAATCAAGCATGGATTCTTTGGTTTTGATAGAACTGCTGGTAAAGATGGTTTAGGTGCATTTACTTTTATAGAAGATGCAACTAACACTAACAATATCTTTACTCATACTTTTGGTGCAGTTAGTACTGTAGCAAAAGAGAAAGATGATAAAGATTATGAAAGTGGTACAACTATCGTTGCTCAAGCAAACCAGACATATACAGGTTTATCTGCTTCTGGTGGTCAGGGAACTGGCATTGAGTTTACGATTGGAAGGGATGGTTCTGGTATTATAACTACTATAACTATTACCTCTGCTGGTACATATTATGAAGAAGGTGACTTACTAACTATTCCAGGTAACGCAATAGGTGGTTCTGCAGGAACTGATGATTTATTATTAAGAGTTACTGCAATAACATCAAATAGAGGAACCGTTGTTCTTGGTGAACTAGAACTAGATACTGACTTAAGAGTTGAGTATGGTGGTACTGGTAGATCTGAGTTTAACACTAACGGTATTCTTTATGGTAATGGCACTAGTGAATTACTAGAAACTGCTGCTGCCAACATGAGTAACCCAGGTGTAACACCTGACGTTGCTACTTCATACCAAATTCTTACAGTAACATCTGCTGGTGTTCCTGTATGGACAGATACCCTCGATGGGGGTACGTTTTAGCCCATAACAAATTATGAATGACATCGACATTAATGCTTTAATCTCAATCCTTCAAAAGAAGGTAACTGATTTGACTTTAACAAACATCGTTTTAGAAGCGAAAATAAACGATTTAACCAAACGGTTAAATAGTAGTATAGAAAATTCCCAACAAGAGAATGCTGTAGATGGCAACGAGAATTCAGCCAAAGAGGTCAACGACTCTTAATTCTAAACCGCAAGTATCGGATCTTAGAAATAATGAAATCGCCCTAAATATCCCTGATCGTAAGTTATTCATTAATAATAACGGTACGGTTGAGGAATTACTTAATGGTGCTCCAAATGACGAAACAATCATCACTTCGATGTTCGTTCAGAGCATCACGGATGGTGTTGGGAATGAATGGTTTGTTTCAAAGAATGGTACAGATAAAGCACAGGTAGGTGGTAATAATCCTTTAAATACAGCAGCACAAAATACAAATCAGTGGGGAGCAACAGAGGGCACAGCATTTGCAACTATAAAGTATGCAATGACATATGCTCAGTCAGGAGATGTTATTAACGTTTCTGCAGGTGAGTATGAAGAGATATTTCCATTAGAAATACCTGCAGGTGTAGCAGTAAGAGGTAGTGGACAAAAGAATACATTTATTAAACCAACAACTGGAACTAATCAACTTGATGCATTCCAAATGATTGGTGACTGTATGATCGAAGATCTTACAGTTAAAGATTACTTCTATAATAGTAGTAATGATACAGGATATGCATTTAAGTTAAAGAATAATTATACAATAACAACAGAAGGTAGAAGACCATATATTAAAGGTGTTAGTGTAATAACAAAAGGTAGTGTTACCAGTGCAAGTGACCCTCGTGGATTTAATCAAGGGGATGCTGGTAGAGGTGCATTAATTGATGGTGCAGTAGTAGCTACAACATCTTCAGAAGCAACTATACTATTCAATGAGTGTACATTTATAGTACCTAATTCTAGAGGTTTATATCTTAAGAATGGTGCAAGGGCAGAGTGGTTAAATTCATTTACTTATTTTGCACAAGATAGTATTGTTGGAGAAAACCCAGGTGGGTCAGGATTTGCAGGACAAGGTAAAATAAGATTAAAACTTAATGGTGTTACAGGAACCTTTAATGCTTCTGACACTATTACACTTAGAAATTCTGGTGGAACTACAATAGCAAGTGGTACTATTGCTGCAAATGATGGTACTTATATAACAATTAATGGTCAGGGAACTGGAGAGTTTGTAGAAGCAACTGCAAGTATTGATGGTAAATCAATCACAGTACAAGGTGATGCTCAGTTATCTACAACAGAAAAGAAATTTGGTACTGCATCTGTCTTATTTGATGGAACAGGAGATTATTTAGAGTTAGCAACATCATCTGATTTTGGTTTTGGAACAGGTGATTTTGCTATAGAAGCATTTGTACGTCCAACTACTATTGCTGCTGGAAAGATATTTGATTTTAGAACAGCAAGTCCAGATGTGGCACCATTAATTGACATGGATGGTAGTGGAACTCTGCGTCTTAATGTTAATGGTTCTAATGTAATTACTGGTGGTACTTTAACTGTAAACACATGGGCACACATAGCAGTTTCTAGAGTAAGTGGAACTACTAGTTTATTTGTTAATGGATCAAGAGTAGGATCTGCATACACTGATTCAAATAACTATGGAAATACAAAACCATTAAAAATTGGTGCTAATCTTAATGGTGCTGATGGATTTACTGGTTATATTGATGAAATAAGAATTTCTAAGGGGCAAGCAAGATATGCTAACGCTGCTTCTATAACTGTTCCTACTGCAGCATTTGTCGCTGACGTTAATACTTCACTCCTTATACATGCTGATGGATTAAGTGGTAGCACTCAAATACTTGATGGTGGTATTACATCTCAGGATATTCAATCATCTAGTGGTGGTGTTGCACAGTTTATTACTCTTGCTGACTATACAGATTTTGGTGCAGAATTACGTTCTATAGGTTCTGCTTCAGTATATGGTACAAGAGGTATTACTGCTGATGGTAAGGGTGTTAGATTAAGATGTATTGTTCATAACTTTGGATATGTTGGTCTAGGTGCTGATCAAAGTAATGATATTAGTAATGTAACTCAAGCAAACGAAGTCATTGAGCAGAATAGTGGTAGAGCATTATATACCAGTATGGATCAAAACGGTGACTTCCGTGTTGGTAATGCATTCTTTGTAGACCAAGAAAGAGGTACGGTTTCCTTCGCTGGTGGAGATTCTGGTGGTACTACTTTTGATCAATTAACTGTTAGTGGTTCGGGTAACACTACAACTATCTTACCAACATCTATTACAGTTGGTAATTTAGGTTTCTCTGGCAGTCAAATTATCAACAATAGTTCCAATGGTATTGAACTTGGATCTATATTAGAATTACAGGACGGATC